CCCCGCCACTCCTGTTTTAGCCAGCGCCCCCATTTTTTTAGACGTGCTAAGGCTTTGGTCTTGCAATATTTTAAAACTATTGCAAACAGAACGGATGCCCTTAACCGCACCTGTCACGCCGGCTGTAATGACTAATCCTATTGCTAGATTGTTTGACATGTTTTATAGTCCCGTTTAATTAATAAGGAGGAAGAAATGACAAGAGAAAAATGGGTAGAAAACACACAGGCTGTTTTATTGCTCGCCCTTGTTTTAAGCTATCTCGGCAGCCTTTATCATTTTTTAGTTTTTTATTCAGAAAGTAACTCGCTCTCATGGGTTTCCGTTTGCGTATCAGCTTTTTTGTTTGCACTACCGTGGACATTGGCCGGATTCCTGGTAATGTTTTCGAGTAGAGTAATTATCATCTCGCTTTTTGGCTTATTTGCCACGCTTCAAACCCTACTTAAACACTAAACAAAAAGCCGCTTAAACAGCGGCCTTTGTGTACCTTGCTTTAATCTGCCGCTCCGCTTGAATAATCCAACGTTCAACATCATCAAGCGTCATTTCTTCCAGCTCGCTTGGCTGGAAACCAAACCAAAAGGCCAAGTCTGCCAGGGCTGCATTAAGGCTTTCCGCGGTTACTTTCCCTTTTGCATTTTCTCAACAATTTTTGATGCTGCTTGGAAGTCTGCAATATCAAGCTCGTCAATATCTTCAGGCACTAAGCCTGTGACGATTGCAAGCAAACTCACCGCCATTTCGGTTTCGGTTTTACCTGTCATTTTGCGGATATCACGTACTTTAGGACGGCGAATTTTTAACTCGGTGATGGTATTTCCTTGCCCGTCAGGGAATGGGAACTCTAATTTAAGAATGGTTTCAGACATAAAAAAACTCCTTTGTGAGTAGATTTGTTTAACTTCACAAAGGAGAATACAGCTTTGACCGGTTGAATGATTTTAAATAGATTTAAAGGTTTTCACCCCTTTATTGACCGATATTAGTGCGGTATTTTTGCAACACATCTTGGCCGTTTACACGGTAGATATTTGCAAGCACATCAATAAATAAGATCTCTTTGCCGGCCACGGTCTGTTTGATTGAATAAACATCTACCGTATCACCAAACTCTGAATTCTCTTTATTTTTCTGCGCCGTACCACCAATTTTGCTGGCTGACACATTCATAATGGTCACCATCGGCTCTTCAGCGGCCAACCCGCGTGAGTCAAACACCTGTAGGTTTGAGCGGATCATTAGCTGTGAATTTTTATAAGGGTTCAACAACAACGCGCGCACTTCCGGGTAAAAGCTATCCCAGGTAATTTCTGCTTCGATAGCGTTCGTACCGGCCGGAAGTTTAATTTCACCATGTAGCCCCAGGCCTTTATGGGAAACCTTTTCAAACTCAACGTCTGGGATTTTTACTTCGTTCGCACGTCCCATTTGACTATTGCCGTTGATATACACGTTGCCGTTGACGATTTGATTAATAGAAATACTCATCGGTTTTTACTCCTTAGCGTTGTGAAACTAAATTCACTAAGTATTTACGGGTCATTACGGACTTGTTAGAAATCAACTCCGCTGGAAGTTTAGGGGTGTAGTCATAAACTAACGGCACGTGACCTTTGCTGAATTCATCAACTAAATCAGTGTCATAATCAAGACTTACGCTGTAGCCCACAATACTCGGAAGCGCACGCAAATAGGTATCTACCGTTTCAAGCAAGCTGTCAATTAATGCATCGTCGATTGGACGGTCAATAAATTGCAACTCTGTGCGGCGGATGCTTTCATCAATTAAGTCACCGGTGCGAAGCGCGGTTTCAAAGTTGATGATATGCGTTACGGTCGGATAATTTGATGAGCGGTTACCCCATAATCTGAAACCTGTACCGAAGCTATTGAAAATGGTTGTAATACCCACCGCATTTAACTGGTTGGTCTCTGATTGTTCATCATCAACACGCGCAGTCAGTGGAATTTCCATGCCAATTACCCCTTGCAATGGGCGGTTTGATGTAGAGAACCAGTACCCGTTTTCGGTATCGGTTTTCATTCGCAAGCCAGCCGCATGCACCGCAAGGCTTTCCAACGTATTACTTGACCCGATAGCATAAGGGAAGAAGTGGCGAGCGCGCTCAGTGCTTGCAGACGCGTTGATTGTTCCCAATGGGCCACGGCCTTTGATTGCATCAGAAAGACTTGTGCCTTTTGGCAATTGCACATAAGCCACCGCTTTCAGCTGTACTGCGAGCGTTATTAAAGCAGCCGCACAGCTTGCTGTTTTATCAAACTCAGGACAGATTAAAATCTTCGCGTCAGCGCCGTATAAGTTAAAGCCGTCGCGCAATAACTCAAATCCTTGGCGTTTACCGGTTGCAGAATCAATACCACCTTTGATGTCGTCTTCCGTCACTTTTGTTGGGTCGGCGTATTCATACGTCGCTTTTAATGTTTCGTGTTTTGCTTTTAGAGTAATTTCACCCGTTTGCAAATCTACTGCATAATCGCTGCCTTCAGTTAAAGTGCGGTCTGCGGTTAAGGTTAAATTTAAAAGACCAGGATGCTCGGTTTTAGCGCGCAAGGTATTATCGTCTTGCGTTAACACCTCATCGGTAACGCTTGTTTTGTGTTTTGCTGGGTCTAAAACATTGACCACATACACTTTACCCGCAGAATAGCGAGATAAAACATCAAACGCGTCAGGAAGCGTGAAGCCCTTGCCTAAGATTACGCCAAATTTTGAAAAATCTTTGGTCGTTTGACATACAGTCAATTCATTCACCGCGCCGATAGGTGCTGTACCAACGATACCAATAATTGCACCGTCGACAGTTTCCACCGCAACAGAACCACCTGCTACGCGAATTGTTTTCGTCCCGTGATGGAATGCCATAATTTTCTCCTATGGTTGTTTGGGATTATGTTTATCCGCACGGCGATAGC